TTGCATGACAGGCGCTAGAAAGATACCTCCAGAGTATTTAAGAGAATCAGGCTCACATTCTAGGTGGTTGTCATCTAAGGCAGAACAGGGCTATAAGGATGAGAGCAAAGCCATGATGCAGATTAAGGATGGCGATAAAGAGATTAACATCGGATGGATGACGAGTGGCTCAGATAACGATACCATATAAACCTCGTGCGCTCCAAGCTGAGATGCATAACAGCCTGAAGCGCTGGAATGTTTTAGTCATGCACAGACGTTTTGGCAAGACTGTTTTTGCAATTAATCATTTAATTAAACATGCTTTGACTTGTGAGCTACCTAGACCAAGGGTTGCTTTTATAGCGCCTACCTTTACACAAGCCAAGAGAATAGCTTGGGATTATGTTAAGTATTACGCTGGGGTTATACCAGGCGTTGGATTTAATGAAACAGAACTGCGTGTAGATTTTCCTAATGGCGCTAGGTTAATGTTACTGTCTGCTGAAAACCCTGACTCGCTTAGAGGAATATATTTAGACTTAGCGATTTTTGATGAGTTTGGTATGCAGAACCCAAGAGTATGGGGGGAGGTTGTAAGACCAGCCTTGTCTGACAGAGAGGGTGCGGCTGTTTTTCTAGGAACTCCTGCTGGGCATAATCACTTTTACGATTTATTAGAAACTGCTAGGTTGCAGGAAGAAGAGGGTTCTGACCAGTGGTACTGGAAGATAGTAAAAGCTTCTGAGAGTAAACTTGTAAAGCCATTAGAACTTGAGGCTGCACAAGCGCAGATGACACCTGAACAGTACGAGCAGGAGTACGAGTGTTCCTTTACAGCAGCCATTATAGGGGCATATTACGGCAAACTGTTGGCAGATGCAGAGGATAATGGTAGAATAACGCGAGTACCCTATGACCCTGCGTACCCTGTGCATACCGCTTGGGATTTAGGCATTAATGATAGTACGGCTATTTGGTTTGCACAGATATTTAAAGGTGGCGCGATTAATGTCATTGATTATTACGAGAATAGTGGCGTTGGCTTACAGCACTATGCCGATGTTCTTAACAAGAAAGAGTATAACTACGGCGACCATCTTGCACCGCACGACATCGAAGTTAGGGAGCTGGGGAGTGGCAAATCGAGGTTGGAAACCGCCTTTACCCTTGGGATTAGGTTTAAGGTAATACCGCGCATGAAAGTTGCCGATGGTATAAACGCGGCACGTATGTTATTACCTAAGTGTTACTTTGATAGGGATAGGTGTACTGAAGGTTTAGATATGTTGAAGCAGTATAGGCAGGAGTATGATGAACGTAAGAAAACTTTTAGAGACCATCCACGGCATGATTTTACATCGCACTCGGCAGATGCATTTCGCTATCTCGCTACAGGTATCGAAAATAGAACAAATTATACAAAGCCTCCGCAACAAATCGCGGTGAATGATTACAACCCTTTTAGCTATTAGTTGGGCGATTATGGCAGATAGACAAGAAATTATAAATAATACCCTTACACATTTACATGGGTATGAATCTGACTTTGGGGAAAAAGCTGGAAACTATGTAAACTCAAAAGGTGAAATAGAGAGTACGGGTAATTTTCATGTAACTTATGAAACAGCAGTGCGTTTAAACCCAAGCGCATATAAAAACATGGATAAAAAAGATTTCCTTGAAGAGCAAAGAACAGATATAGAAAAAGAAAAAAAACTAGTTACTCTTATGATAGAAGATGTTATGGACAAATCTAAGCTAGATTATTCTAATTTAACTTTAGGTCAGTCTATAGCCTTTGTATCAATGAATTATAACACAGGGTCAGATGCAAACCGAACAACAAGAGACGCATTTGCATTTTTAGCTGATGCACAAATGAGAAACGCTGCTGATGTAGAAGAGTATAAAGCGGCAGCAAGGGGTCTAATAGACATAACAAAAGCCAGTGGCGTTCTTAGCCCTGGTATTTTAAATAGAACTTACTCTACTAGGAACACTTTTGACGGCAATGTAGTTTTTGACGCGGCAAGAAAAAGCGAAGAATATAAGTTTGCCAACCAGAGCAATAAACAAGAAGCGAGAGCAATAATAGTAAACGACAGCTCTGACGCAAAAGTTTGGTTAGATTCCGAAATGAACTATTCTAAGGTAAATCGCAAAAAACAAGTAGCGCAAGAAATAACAAAGTCTGGTCAAACTGTAGACGTAAATGAGGTTACAGGGGAAGTTACCCCAGGAATTGTTCCAACAATAAAACCAGAAATACCACAAGGAGTAAACTAATGGGATTTTTAACACCTAAAGCACCACCGCCACCACCACCTCCACCGCCTCCTCCACCTCCAGTGGACATGGCAAGAGCTTCTGCTTTGTCTGAAGAGGCAATGCTTCAACAGAGAAAAGGCAGAAAAGGCAGAGGTTCTACCATTGTAGCTGGCGCATTACAAGAACAACAAAGCTCTGATGGTATGCTAAAGTAATGGAAGATTATATTAAAAGTCTCGTCAAGCGGTTTGATTATATTCAACAGCAAAGAGATAACTGGGATACGCATTACCAAGAGCTAGGCGATTACATGCTGCCAAGAAAGGCAGACATAGTTAAGAAGCGTTCTCGCGGCGAAAAGCGTATGGAGCAAATCTATGATGGCACTGCGCTACAAGCTGTAGACCTTTTATCAGCATCCCTACATGGTATGCTTACGAGTGGAGCATCTCCTTGGTTTCACTTAGATGTAAAAGATACAGAGATAAATAGTGATGATGATGTGCGCGAGTGGTTACAAGACACCAGTATGCGTATGATGAGAGCTTTTAATCAATCTAACTTTGAGACAGAAGTGCATGAGATGTACGTAGACCTAGTTGTTTTTGGAACTGGGTGTATGTTTATAGAGATGGACAAGGGTAAATTGCGTTGTAGCACCCGACATATCTCTGAGTTTTATGTGCAAGAAGACCAGCATGGTATTGTGGACACAGTATTTAGAAAATATAGCCTAAGTGCTGTTGCTGCTGTGCAAACTTTTGGTATGGAAAACGTAAGCGAACACATTAAAAAGGTTTACGAGAAGAAGCCAGACGAGCAAGTAGAGGTCTTACATTGCGTAACGCCTCGTATTGAGAGAGATATCCGCAAAGTAGATAACCTAAATATGCCATTTATGTCTGTTTATATTTGTATGCAAACAAAAATGAAGATGGCAGAGGGTGGTTTTGAGGAGTTACCTTACGTTGTGCCTCGTTTTTTGAAGGCTACGGGCGAGGTTATGGGGCGTTCACCTGCAATGGTTGCACTACCAGATGTTAAAATGCTTAACTTAATGTCTAAAACAATCATTCAAGCAGCGCAAAAAATGATAGACCCTCCGTTGCTAGTGCCTGATGACGGCTTTTTATTGCCTATTAGAACACAACCAGGCGGTCTAAACTTTTACAGAGCTGGTTCAAGAGACACAATAACACCTTTAAACACTGGCGCTAACATACCTATTGGGCTTTCTATGGAAGACCAGAGAAGACAAGCTATACGTTCTGCTTTTTATGTAGACCAGTTACTTGTTGGCGGCTCACCTAATATGACTGCAACAGAGGTTATCCAAAGGCAAGAAGAGCGCATGAGGGTAATTGGTCCTGTGCTTGGAAGGTTAATGAATGAGATGCTTCGCCCACTTATAGACAGAGTGTTTGCGTTAATGGTTAGAGATAATTTACTTGCACCAGCCCCTGAAATACTACAAGGGCGAGATGTAGATATAGAATATGTATCACCATTAGCTAGGGCGCAAAAATCTAGCAGTCTTAACAATACGTTAAAGGCACTAGAAGTATTGATGCCGTTATCTCAAGCATTACCAGTTGGCGACCACATAGACCCAGATGGTTTAGTAAGGCACATTACTGAGGCGCTTGGCGTTCCTAAGACTACATTAAAGTCACAACGAGAAGTTAATCAAGTAAGACAAGAACGTGCGGCTATGCAACAAGAGCAGATGGAGCGTGAGGCTTTATCTCAGGATGTAGCAGATACGGCTCAAGCAGCACAAGCAGTTAGGATGGTTCAAAAATAATGGTTGACCCTATAAAAGAACAAGAGAAATTAAAACAAATGTACACTGAAACTTTTAGAACAGAAGCTGGAAGTAAAGTGTTGCAAGACCTTGAGAAGCGGTGTAACTACCACTGGTCAAGCTATGTAGCTGGTGACGCTAATGCCACTACGTATGAAGAGGGCAAACGTGCCGCAATATTACACATACATCAAATGATTATTAAGGAGACATAATGTCAGAAGTAGCAGTCGAACAGGTAGACCAGCCACAAAGCACATTGTTGGAAACCCCAGCAGAAGTAGCGCAAGGCGGTTCTGGTAACGATTTTTTAAATATGATTCCAGAAGACTTACGCGAACATCCAAGCTTATCACCAATAAAAGATGTGGGCAATCTGGCTAAGTCATATATCAATGCACAACAACTCATAGGCGCAGACAAATTACCAGCGCCTAAGAATCCGTCAGAAGAACAGCTATCAGCTATTTACAACTATTTAGGGAAACCAGAAAGTGCAGATGCTTATGAGTTTGCTGTAGACGGAAACGTAATTACAGAGGAAGTAGCCAGCTCTTATAAAGAGGTTGCACATAAGCTCAACCTTACACCACAACAGGCAAGCGGTCTTTTAGATTACTACAAAGGTTTAGCGGATTCTTCTCAACAACAAGCTGGGCAACAGATGCAGCTTCAGAGAGAAGAGGTTGAAAACAATCTAAAAAAAGAATGGGGTCAAGCTTATGGCGAAAAGATAGCTGGGGCTGGTCAAGCAATAAACCAATTTGGCAGTACAGAAATGCTGGAATGGGAATTATCAGATGGCACTAAGTTAGGTAATCATCCTGAATTTATTAAAGCATTTGCAAATATTGCGGATTTCAGGCAAAGTGTTACCAGCGAAGACACGATTACAAATGCAACCTCTAGTAGAGCAATGACACCAAAAGAAGCGCAAGCAGAAATAGATTCTATTATGTCTTCTTCTGAATACACAGATAGAAAAAATGTTGTTGCAAGAACAAGGGCAATTGAAAGAGTGCAAGAATTATACGGCATGATTTATGGATAAAGAAACAATCCTAGATGCCAGAATAGAAGTTATGCGTATGGTGGTAGATAATTGTTCACCACGCGATATATTAGACCCAACCCCTATAGCCGATAAGGTTTGGGATTGGGTTTATCAGGGTAGCGGTGAGTTATGTGCTTGCCGTCCAAAAGACAATCGGAAAGACGATAGCTCTACGACAGCTAAAAAGTCGAGAAGTGTCCGTAAGGGTAGCGCATCGCAAGAAATATAAATGCAATCGTGTGACAAAGGAGTTATAATATGTCTACACAAGTAACTACCGCATTTGTACAACAATACTCTGCAAACGTGCAGATGCTTTCACAGCAGATGGGTTCCCGCCTACGTGAGACAGTACGGATTGAGAATGTTGTTGGAAAAAATGCTTTCATAGACCAGATTGGCAAAGCGACAGCGCAGCTTCGCACTAGCCGACATGGTGACACACCACAAATGGATACGCCTCATTCGAGACGTAGACTATCACTAGCATCATATGAGTACGCTGATTTGGTTGATGACCAAGACAAAGTACGCATGCTAATAGACCCAACATCATCTTACGCACAAGCCGCAGCAGCAGCTATGGGTCGTGCAATGGACGATGTTATTATCAGTGCAGCAACAGGCACAGCATCAACAGGTGAAACAGGTTCTGGTTCAGCAAGCTTAGATGCGACAGCTAACTCTGTTGGTTCTGCATCATCTAATGATGGCTTAACTATTGATAAGTTAATCGAAGCAAAACGCAAGATTGACCTACAGGATGTTGACCCATCAATCCCACGTTACATTGCAGTTGGACCACAGCAAATCGATGATTTGTTAGGAACAACTCAGGTAACATCAAGCGACTTCAACACTGTTAAAGCACTTGTTCAAGGCGATATTGATACCTTTATGGGTTTCAAATTTGTTATGACAAATCGATTAGCTGTTTCTGCAACAGACGTTCGCACTTGCTTTGCTTGGGCAGAAGATGGATTAGTTTTGGGCATTGGTAAAGATATCTCAGCAAGAATTGATGAGCGTTCCGATAAAGGCTACGCAACTCAAGTTTACTATTGCATGGATATTGGCGCAACACGCATGGAAGAGAACAAGGTTGTTCAAATCTTCTGTGACGAGACACCAGACTAGGAAAGGATATAGAAATGGCTAATGTAAATACCACTCTCGTTTCCAACTTGCTGGCTTCTCCACAGGTGGCTAACCCATCTAGGACATTGCATGGTGTAAAACGAATCGCAATGGGAACAATCGCACTAGCTGCTGGGGATTTATCCGCAACAGACACAGTGATGCTTGCTCCTATTCCTTCTAACGCCGCTATTGTCTCAATTAAGTTATTTAACGATGACTTAGACAGTGGCACAACCAACACTTGTGACGTAGGTGTTTATTCTGAAAGTGGTGGAACTTTTACCGCCCAAGACGATGACGCATACGCTTCAGCTATTACAGACCTAAGAGGCGCTGTAGGTGGTGTTGGAACAGACGTTACCTTTGAAGCAAGAGCTATCGAAAAGATGGGTCAAGCTGTATGGGAAGACGCTGGATACTCAGAAGACCCAGGCGGGTTTTTGTTCATCGGACTATTATTCGATGCAGCAGGAGACTCTGGCGGGGATTTATCCTTCGTTATTGAATACGCTGTAAACTAATATGATTGGGGCGGTCATGCCGCCCCTTTCTATTTCCAGTCTGGGGAAATGACTTGGAATACAATAATAATTTTAAGTACGA